CAGTTCAATCTCTGCGTCCATTGCAACCAGCATGGCGTTGACTTGTTTCGGTGGTAGGTTGAGCGTTATCATGTTACTCTCCCCTTTCCTCTAAGTAATTTACATCTACGTCATCACAGAGGTATGAATAGTCATAGTTGGGCATGTTAAACAGCTTGACTGTGCCATCCTCATTACGGACAAAATCATCAGCTTCCATATCCACTACGGCTATTGGCATATCCCACACCACTGCACCATAGGTTTTATTAGGGTCAAACTTCATCATCATTCTCCTGCTTTGGATACCATACGTCTACATCACAACCACAATTAGGGCAATGCAAATTTGTAAGGATACTAAAATTTTCTGTTTCTTCTGATATGTCGTGGTCACTGCCCCATATCAGTTCTGTGTTACAATGCCAGCAGTTCATTACCATAACCTCTCAAATGTATTGCCATCTGTCTGTCCATTATCTTTTATAGCATAGGCATGGCAAAATATATTGTCGTCATCATCATTCCAAAAGTTTAGGTCAAATTCTTTATTTTGTTTTACATTACCCATAGGATATACAACTGTAACGCTGTACCAATCATCACCATCATAGTGGTCAAAATTTACCGCCATTTCTTGTGATTTAGCTACAAGAAACCCGCGTTCATAATCTGTCAAATTAAGTTTATCCATTCTCTAACTCCACATACGCAGTGCTGTAGTCTTGGTCACCATAAGACCAGTCACCATCATTCTCAACATCTATGCCAACACCAATCAGGTGCATGGTCTGTTCCTTTGCTATCTCACGTGCCTTTACTTCTGCTTCTAGTTTATCATATGCCTCAATCTCAAAGTTGCGGTCATACCAGACGGTCAGGTCAATCTTGACGTTGTACAGTTTCTTTTTCATCTGCTTTGTCCTTGTGTTGTTTGCATTAAGTTACCCATACAACAAACAAATATTGCCTGTCAACAAAAAAAAAACAGGGGCGACAAATTAATGCCACCCCCGCTTTCCACACAACAACAGGAATACAACCTTATGGGGAAGGAGAAACCTCATAAGGTATGCCTACTCTTATCACGTTCTTTTCGTTTGCGTCAAGCCACTTTCTACATTCTTTTTCAGTTTTTCCTACATACGCAGTAACAAGCCGCAAATAATCTACACAATCTTTTGACTTGACAAGTTCGCGGGATGTTTCCCCTAATCTGACAGACGATGCGGGTACAAGAACTTCCCACCTTCCTTCGGCAGGGGACACGACTTCGACTTTTAGCTTGGGCGTTTTCAAATTAGTTTTCATCTTCTTCCTCGATGGCACTCAGGTAAACATCTATAGCGTCACGGATTATGTCTGCTACTGCTACCTGTTCTGGGCTTGTCTTTTGCATGTGTTCTGCTATTGCAGTTAGTTTTTCAAACTGACTAACCTTGATTAACATGTTATAAGGTTTTGTGGGTTCAAGTATTTTTATCGGTCTTGGCATCGTACATTTCTTTCTTTGCCTGTTTATTCTGTAATGTTTTTCTTTTGTCAGGTATTACTTGCTTACCAAACTTAGGTAACTGTTTAGCTATAGGGTTGATTCTATTAATCTTTTTCATAGTAGGGTTACCTATAGGGTTTGTTCTCTTTAATGGGTATCAGTTTTGTCAACCCGCGTCAATAACAAAAATGCACTTGACTGAAAATAATTTCTAGCGTATCTGTTTTGCCATGAAAGGAAACACACATGACATCTTGGATAAAAGATTACGTTGCAGATTTGTCTATTGCACCCGAAGGTCAGTTGCGTATGGACTGCCCTGCATGTGGCAAAAAGAATACGTTTAGCGTTAGTGACACGGGCGGTGAACGCCTGTGGTTTTGTTTTCACGCTGACTGTGGTGTTCGCGGTCGGACAGGATTCCGAATCAGGAAAGACGCACCCTACCATCCTTTGCTATCCAAAGTAAAGCCCACACCAAGACCCGACATTCACACGGGGTCTTTCGAGTTGCCCGATACTTTCGTGGCACTGTCCCGCGAACACGCGGCAGAATCTTACGTAAAAAAAGTAAATGCCTACCCTGCGTACCAAGAAGGTCGCGCAGACATTCGCTACGACTTTCGCATGAATCGTGTGGTCTATCTTGTAAAGGATGGTCGCAAGGTTATAGATGCGGCAGGTCGTACCCTAACAAACCAAAAACCAAAATGGTGGAGATATGGAAAATCAGGTCATCCTTTCGTTTGCGGCACAGGGCGTGTCGCTATTCTTTTGGAAGATTGTGCTAGTGCTTGCTGTGTATCTGATATTTTTTCGGGGATAGCCCTGCTGGGTACCAACCTATTGGATAGCCACTTGCCTATCCTAAAAAGATATGATAAAGTAATTGTGGCGTTGGATAAAGACGCAACAGCAAAAGGTTTGCAACTGGTCAGGAAACTACAGGGTCACATGCCCGCCAGCTTGCTTGTATTGAACAAAGATTTGAAGGATATGAACAACGATGAACGAGAACGAACACTCGAAAAATACGTCCCTTGAACTACAGGTTCTGGGCTACATACTAAATAAGGACTTTTATGGTCGGGTAAAGAACATTGTTACCCGTGACATGTTCGAGGGACGGTACGCTACCGTGTTCGACGCAATCACACACGGACACAAAAAATACGATGTGACCTTGCACCCTCGACAGCTATCGGCAATCATTGCAGACCGTAACCCCGCCACGCCCCTGTCGGCTATGGAAGAACTGTACGGTATAGTTGACAACCTACCCACCCACATGTCCGATGCTGGTGACCTAGAGATGGACATTGTGCGTAACTTCTGGGTGCGTGACCGTGCGCGGCAGATTGGTGAGAAAGCTATAGCAATCTTTACAGGGGAGTCTGAACACTTTGGCGAACTCAAGACCCTAATTGATATGGTAGAGGATGGTCGGATGTCGGACAAAACTACCTATAGTGAAATGGACAAAGGCTTTGAACAACTAATGGAAGAGGAGACAGGCGAACCCGACTTCCCTTTTGATTGGGACTTGTTGTCCGAACATTTGTCAGGAACGGATAGGGGCAACCTTGGTATTATCTTTGCCCGTCCAGAGGTAGGCAAGACCACCTTCTGTGCCTTCATTGCCGCAGGGTACATACGGCGACAGCAAAAGGTGGTGTATTGGGCTAACGAGGAACCTGCTGAAAAAATCAAGCTGAGAATTATACAGTCAATATTCCGACTGACCCGTGAAGAGATGCGTCAACAATCTGACACACTCAAGATGCGGTATGCCGAAGAGATAGAACCGTACCTGACTGTCATGGATTCTGTGGGTACATCTATGGATGAACTAAATGATTATGCCCAGCTAAACGAACCCGATGTAATGTTCTGTGACCAGCTAGATAAATTCAGGGTTGCTGGTGAGTTCAACCGTGGTGATGAACGCCTCAAGGAGACCTATGTGCTTGCGCGGGAGATTGCCAAGCGTAACAAACTTATGGTATGGTCGGTCAGTCAGGCCAGCTTTGAGGCACATGACCGTCAGTTCATTGACTATGCTATGTTGGATGGTTCGCGTACAGGTAAGGCTGGTGAAGCAGATGTCATCATAGGCATTGGCAAGACAGGAACATCAGAAGAAGAGAATACGGTTCGACACATTTGTATTTCAAAAAATAAACTTAACGGGTGGCACGGTATGTTTACAAGCCACATCGATGTGCAAAGAGGAGTGTATTACTAATGAGCAATCACGAGAACGAAGAAATACTAGAACGCATATACGAAGAAGAGTATGAACGCTTGCGCAAAAGGTATCCGCAGTTTAACGAGGCTTCTATAGAAATACTAGCCAAATACTTTGCAGGTAAGATATTTGGGGAAATGGAATGAACGTACTAACCCTAGACGTGGAAACCACGCACAAAGAACGTGCCAACGGTAGGACAACACCCCTGCCTTACTTTGGAAACTCTTTGGTTTCAATAGGTTACAAATGGTTAGACGAGGAGCAGGTATTCTACGACTGCTACTACCACAGCACTGAGCCGCCCACGGACAGTGCCGCCCAAGATATGCAAACGGCACTCAACTACGCTGACGTTATCATTGGACAAAACTTTAAGTTTGACTTAAACTGGCTACGTGAATGTGGCTTTACATACGAGGGACATATCTATGACACGATGGTTTCGGAATATATACTGGCGAGGTCGCAGAGATGGCCTCTGGGACTTGCTTCTCTTGCAGAAAAGTATAGTGACGTACAAAAGCAGAAGGACGTTATCACACCGTATTTCAAGGAAGGTAAAACGTTTTATGACATTCCTTGGGATGTGATTAAAGAATACGGCATTGCCGATGTACTATCTACAGAGCAAGTAGCACTTGCACAACTCGAAGCCTTTGGCACTACATTTGAGGAACTATTCAATGAACAACCGGACTCTCTTGCCCACTTTGCGTCTGTCGCTTGACATGACAAAAGTTCTTGCCCGTATGGAGCAGAACGGAATCAAAGTAAATAAACAAACCCTAGACGAAATCAGAGAACAGTACCAGACCGAACTGTTCACCCTAGAGCGGCGGCTAACCGAACTCGCCGCGAACGCAATGGGGGATACCCCTATCAACCTAGCCAGTGCAGATGACCGCTCCAAGCTGTTCTACTCCTGCGCCGTACGCAACAAGTCCCGTTGGGCAAGCATCTTCAACTTGGGGATGGAATTGCGGGGTGCGGGTATGAAGCCCAAGCGGCGAACCCGCATGTCCCGCCAAGACTTCAACAGGTACGTAATCAACGAGACAGACGTGCTGTACAAGACCAAGGGCAGTCAGTGTACCGATTGCGGGGGCAAGGGACGCTACACAGCCCGCAAGAAGGACGGGACACTAGGTAAGGCTATCAGAATCTGCAAGCCCTGTGGTGGCAAGGGAGTGCGCTACGAATCGACTGGTGAGGTAGCGGGCTTCAAACTCATACCCCGTGATGTTTATAGCACTGCGGCGGCTGGCTTCAAGACGGACAAGGAAACCTTGGAACAGGTGTTGTCTAGCCTACGAGGTGATGCCCGTGAGTTTGCTGAGTCGTACATACGGTACAGTGCGGTTCGCACCTATGTTGGTTCCTTTCTCGAAGGGATGGAAAACAACATGGATGCCAACGGTATTATCCACACAGAGTTTATGCAGTGTGTGACAGCAACCGGACGACTATCCAGCCGCAACCCAAACTTCCAGAACATGCCACGGGGTAACACGTTCGAGATTCGTCGTGCCGTGGAAAGTAGGTTCGAGGGCGGGTCTATCCTAGAAGGGGACTACTCGCAGTTGGAGTTCAGGGTTGCTGGCTTTCTTGCGGGGGACGAGACAGTCATGTCTGATGTGCAGGAAGGCACAGACGTACACAGTATCACCGCAGGTATTATCGGGTGTACCAGACAAGAAGCCAAGGCGCACACATTCAAACCCTTGTACGGTGGCACCAGTGGCACTGATGACCAGAAAAGATATTACAACGCTTTCAAGACCAAGTATGCACAGGTTGCTGAGTGGCAAGACGGCATGCAAAAACATGCGGTGATGCACAAGTACATCCAGTTACCATCAGGGCGGCAGTATGCTTTTCCGTATGCTAGGTGGACTGATTGGGGTACGGCCACAGACCGCACTGCTATATGTAACTACCCTGTGCAGGGATTTGCCACGGCTGACCTTCTTCCGATGGGCTTGGTGTTGCTGGATAGGGAAATGCGCCGCCAAGAAATGAAGTCAGTTATCTGTAATACCGTACACGATTCTATTGTCCTAGATGTTTATCCGGGTGAGGAAGAGAAATGTGTTGACGTGCTATCTAGCTGTATGCTAATGATAAATGAAGAAGCACAAAAAAGATACGGGGTCTTCTATGACATGCCTATAGGAATAGAATTAAAAATAGGTAAAAATTGGCTTGACTCCGAAGTTATATTAGAAGTATAATCGCTATACAACTCCAACCCATAGAGAGGACATCATGGGAACAGAACTCCAAACACTAAATGACGAACTAGACAATATGGTAGCAGCATTCGATACGGATGATGCCGAAACTTTGATGAAGGCAAGCGGTCAAAAGTCTGAGGACGGTGACGCACCGAAGATGGGACTGCCCCGCTTGACTATTAACTACGATACAGAAACAGATGATGGACTACCGCTCAAGCGTGGTTCGTGGCGTATCTGGAATGGTAACGCTCCTGTGTATGCAGAGTCAGTTAACATTCGACCACTCATGCGTACATACGAGTGGTCACTGTGGGATGCCGAAGAGCGTAAGTTCGCGGCTAAGTCTGTGCAAAAGCCTTCTATGTCAGGGGACTTTCCTGATTCTGTAGGTGGCAACAAGTGCGGACGACTATCACGCCAAGAAGAAGAAGGTCTGTCTTCGGATGACCCCCGCCTTCTTTTGAGTAAGTCAGTTGCATGTAACCAAGTTATCTATGGTATCTTGGATGCGCCTAACGCAACCCTTGCTGATGGCTCACCTTCTCCTATTGAAGGTATGGCATTTGTGGCGTACTTTAAGCGTTCGGGTTTTATGCCTGTGCGTGACTTCATTGAGAACAACCTCACCCGTAAGAAAATTCTTATGCAAAAAGCAGTGGTCGAGATGTCCACTGAAAAGCACAAGAAGGGTAGCGTACTTTACTGGACACCTAAGTTGTCTTTGGTAAAAGAGGTTAGCATCACTGACGATGATAAAGACCTGATGAAGAAGTTTGCTGACACTGTTCGCGGCCACAACGAATCTGTTATGGGCGAGTTCAAAGAGGCAAACAAAGCAAACATGAGTGCGGATGATGCAGACTTAGCCAGTCGTCTGGCAGGTTAATCATGCTTACTCTTGTAGAAGTCCAAGACTTTCTGCAAAAGGCGGGGCGGGGAGAGGTAGACTCTTCTCGCCTCGAACCTTTGATAGAAAAGTTTGGTGAAGAATGTAAGGATGCCTTGCGTAAGCAACTCACAAAGCGTGGGGACTATCGCATACGCATGTCAGGGCTGGGACGCCCCTTGTGTCAGCAACAGCTAGAGAAGCAGGGGATGAAGCAAGATGTTGCCTATAACGACATCATGCGTTTTCTCATGGGTGATTTGGTTGAGGCTGTGGCTATATTCGTGTTGAAGGCTACAGGCGTAAAGATTGTAGACGAACAGCGTCAGTGTACCATTGACCTTGCGGGTCAAGAAGTGAAGGGTACACTAGATGTAATCTTGGATATAGACGGGGAAGAAAAGGTTTGGGACATCAAGTCAGCAAGCCCGTGGTCTTTCTCCAACAAGTTCTCAGGTCGCGGTGGTTACGATGTTATCAAGGAAGATGACCCCTTCGGTTACATAATGCAGGGACATCTGTATGCCAAGGCAGAAGACAGGCCGTTCGGTGGTTGGATTGTAATCGACAAGTCTAGCGGTGAATGGGATTTTGTACAGGCACCCGAAGACCAAGACGAAGATAGCAAGACGTACATCGCGGAAGCTGAGAGTCGTGTCAAATCTATAGTCAACGACGCACCCTTCAAGGTACCGTTTCAGTCCGTGCCTGAGACCTACACGGTCAAAGGCAACAAGATAGAGACAGGTAACCGCCTCATGCCCAAGACTTGTACCTTCTGTTCGTTCAAAGAAAACTGTTGGAAATCAGCAGAGTACGCACCGAAGGTAACATCTAAGGCAAAGTTCAAACCAAACGCTTGGTACACCAAGTTAGTCACTAAGGAACTGTAATGCCTATTTTGTACACACAAACTTATCCTCGTGATTTGTTCAATCTGAATCCCAAGCTTATGTGTGTGTACATTGAGTCGCATACCAAAAGAGGGGGTGACCCTGCAACCGTGCAAGTTCGCGGCTTAGAAAGGTCACTCCCACTAACTTTGAAAGAAAACTTTTCTTCCGAAGGCCACCTGTCGTCTGATACGGAGATGCGTGATACGCGCCTAATCGAAGCAGAGTTTCAGGCTATTACCAACCATTTAAGACAGGGGGCAACTGTATGTCTTCCGACGCTGTTACTGGCAGACGAACTACTGTCACTAGAAAAGCGAACACCAAAAGTAGAACAGTATCTATCAAAAAGGCTGAACGAGGTGAAGGTGGGATTTCCGTTGCTAGGATTATGAGAGGCACAAAATTTAGGTCACAGTTTGAGATAGGGCTGGCAAAGTCACTGGCAAGCAAGAATATTCCTTATGAATACGAACAAATGAAATTAACTTACATACCGAAGCCGCGAACCTACACTCCTGACTTTGTGCTTACCCAAAATGGGATTATCATAGAAGCAAAGGGACACTTGGATAAGGGCGACAGGGTTAAGATGCAACTGGTTAAAGCACAGTACCCTGACCTAGACATACGATTTGTTTTTGTCAGGGCTACGAATAAGATTTACAAAGGTAGCAAGACCACCTATGCTGATTGGGCAAACCGTTACGGGTTTCCTTGGGCAGAGGGAACCATACCAGAGGAGTGGCTCAAAGATGACGCGGGAACATGATTTAGAAATAGGAAGCCTTCTGAAAGATAGATGGTACTTGATATTGAAGCCAGTAACTGACAGTGATGCAGAGGGGTTCAAAGTCACAGCATACGATACCACCCCCATGCCTGACCCTAACGATGAATACCTAGAGGCGGG